ACTGGTCGAAAGACCGGTCGCCCTAGAATCTCTTACTCGATTCGGAGGGACTTTCTTATTTAGTTGACGTGCTTATCCTACAACTTTTCTCGCCGGTTGTCAAGACGTTGGTTTTGGGTTGGTTTTTGCCGCCATTCCGCGATAATCGATTCCATCGCACGAACCGCAACCTCAGCCCGTTCCGGCGACATCCGAACAATCACGCGCGCGTAACTGATGACCAGTCGCGCCACGTGTGGCGGGATGTCGCGCGGGAAGATGGGCTTGACGCTCATGTGCGGCGCTCAATTCCTGAGGCTTTCTCTCGTGCTTCCCGATTTGGAATGTAATAGATCACGTTTCCAATCGCGTCAAAAGCATAGAAAGCATAGATTTTTACAAGCAACCCTGAGTCACCAATGGGTAGAATGACGAGCATTTTGTTGAGATGTATCAACCTCCTGTCTGGGGTTTCTACATCAATCAGATCAACCGGGACAATGCGGGGCAAATTCGATGTGCCCCACAAGGGCGACTCATCATTAGGAGCAGATATTGCGCGAGTAAACATCTCACGAACCATCCCGCGCGCACCAGACCAGAAAGCATTGTAATCATCTTCTGCAATCATCTTAACCTCGTCGCTCAATCTCTTGCTCGACGCGTGTCGTTGTGCGCGGCACGAAGTCACCGTATCCCTCGCGCCAGACGATGTGCCGACACCGGCAGTTAATCGTATTCTCTTCGCTACCGCGTGGATCGCGTGGATACATGAGCTTTTCTTTCGGCCCGCCACGTTCAGCAGACACCTCGAATGGTTCATCCACCTTTGCCCGCTGTCCATGCGCATCGAGATGACCGCTGCGCGTGCGATGGTCGCCTGTGGCGATCCAGCCCTTCTCAACATCCGGCGCCGTCTCTGCCACTTGCATCAAGCGCGCCTGGGTGCTGATGGAATACACGCGCCCGACCTCGGTACGAAATATGGATTCCGCGCGCGCGCTAATGCCGGTCAATTCGCTGAGTTTGTCCTTCGCGCCGACAATCTCTGAGATGCGCTTCTGTGCCTCGAATGGCGACATCAGGCCGAGCATGGATTGCGTAAGCGTGCCGTTAATCGTCGTGCGCACATCCTCACTGATTTTCGTAATCAGATCGGCGCTGAATCCCTGGAGCGTGGCGACCACAAGCGGATTCAAGCGCGCCGGTTCTAAGCGCAGGCCCGATACCTTGAGTGGTTCATCGACCGATTGCGCGCCGAGGCGATACGCCGACGTTTGGATCTCCGAGAACGCATCGGTGTACTGTCGCCGAAATCGCTCCATGATGTCGTTGACCTGACGCTGCAGATTCTCCAGGTTCGACAAGCGCCAACCTTCAGCCGTCAGCACGCGCTGGTTAATCTCGCGCAGCGCGTCTTGCAGCAGCCGGATCGCGCGCCGCACGGCTTCATCCTCTAGGCGGTTCGCTTGCTTGGCGAGCGCGTCCAGCGTCTTGATGTAGTCTGTTTTGCTTCCGCGTTTCGGTTCGTCCGCCATTCGTTAATTCCATACCACAGGCCAATTAGTCCATACGGCCATAGCATATTGAGTGAGCGATTCAGCAACAGCGCGATCCATGAAACGACAACGAGAGACAAGTTCGGCTTGTCGGCCAAGACCATGTAATCGTAAGAGCGTATCAGCGGATTGAACGCCGTCGCCAATGTCAGCCACGACAGGCGACGCAACAGTAGAAACACCAGGCCCGCTGCAAGCGCCAGGAGTGGCACGCCCCACAGTGAGAATGAATCGCCGTTGATCCGACCTTCCGTTGTCAGTGCGCCAAACCATTCGGCTGGCCATTGCGGACGGACGAATAGCGTCAGTCCATATAGCGCCGCCGCGCTGAAGATGAAGCGTTTCTGCTCCTGGCGTGGCGCGGCGATGATGCTCGGCAGCGCAAATAGCAGCCAGTGCGGCTTGAGTGTCAGCAGCAGCCATGACCACCAGCGGTTGAGGCGCAATAGGCCAAGCCAAATCATCGTGAGTTGTCCGAAACCAAGCGTCACAATGAACGGCGCGTACCACATCCAGAACAACGCGCGCCGACGAAACAGAACGACCAGGAGAACGAGCGAGGTCAGGAGCACACCGAATACAAGGACGGGATAAGGCAGCGCAGACAGCGCCGACCATATCCAGGCGAACGGCAGAGGATACAGGCCGATGTATTCGCCGCGTTGCATCGCCTGTCCCCATCGGATGAACATATCGAGATCGAGCACCTTAGGTTTCCTTATTTTGTGAAGTTGCGACGATGGCTAATACATTGATTTCAATACATCCGATAACAGACAAGTCAATATTTTTTTCTGTATGATAAGCCTCGAAGAATTCTTTAGATGCTTTTACTGCATCACTGAAGGATTCAGCAAGAAAAACATACCTTGTTTTCTTGTAATCTTGATCGTTACTTTGTATAGTGATCTCGTAGGCGGAGAGTTCCTCGTTTATTTCATAATTCTTTGTTTGATGTAATTGCACCGCGTTCATGTCTCCCCGTTCCCCTTCGGCTCTTGCCGCGCGCCTTGATTCATCCCCGCCAGCAATGCAGATAGATCGGCGCCGGGCTGTTGTCCATTGCCACCTAGCTGCGCCTCGTCCAACGCATCGGCCAACCCCGACGTGTCCGGCGCGGTCTGCAATGCTGCAATGACTTTATCGACATCGAACTCAACGCCGAGTAACTCACTGATACGCGCCTCAAGTTCGACCGCCGTCTGAAGCGGGAGAAGCTTCATCGAGTACAGCGCCGTGATTGCCGTCGCCACATTCGAGAACGTCACCGCTGCGGCTGCCGTGTCGCGCGGACTGATTTCGGGCATCTGCACATCGAAGCAGTCACGGGCCAGGACTTTGAGCGGCAGGCCAAGTTTGTCTATTTTCGGCTCACCGTTCTCGTCCATGACTTCAACCATTTCAGGTATGCGCTTCGCCTCGACCGCACAATCCACTTGATACTGTAAGATGCGAATCAGCATTCGGCGTATGACGCCCTGCCGTGTCTCAAACCCACGATAGGTCGGGCTGCCCTGTGCGGTTGCCGTCGCCAGGTTCGCATCGCCGCCGCTGCCCAGCATGTAAACTGGCAAGCGCGCTCCACCGGCTATGAAGCTGAGAATCGTATCATGCAACGATGCCCAATCGGCGCCCTTCAAATCAGGGTTTTGAGGAGTTAGAGTTTGCCCTTCGTTGTGACTCCACACTCCACCCGCCCTGAGACTGGCAACGAGCTTCTTGTTTTCCTTGTCGATTATCTTTTCGTCAGCACCTTGCACAAGATGATCCCACACGATGTCTTTGAGTAGCGCGGCATGCTCCAAGAAATCAAAAAACATCTGGTCAAAACGGTCGAACCAATCAAGTTCGGCCAATCCATCGGGCCGACCTCGCATGCCGATGCTCGTCTTGTTCACCTGCACAATGAAACATTGGCCGTCGTATGGCATGCCTTCGACTTCAGCACCGACGTGATCTTGATACATCATGCCGCCGTGCGCTTCACTCACGCGCCAGGCGCGCCCATAACAGGTTTCGGTCGCACGCACATTCTCCCATCCTGAACTGAATTTGTCTGTTTGCTGATTGGACTCAATCACACGCCAACGCCGGCGCGAACGTGTAATCACGTCGTCCGCCTCGTGACCGCGATTGACCGCGAAAGCTGTCGATTTCACACCATGCAATCGCCCCGTCTCAGGATCGATACAGATGACCTTGAGCAATCGACCACGCTGCTGCGGTTCATTCGTCACCGCCTTCAATCGAACCGCTACAATCTCCTCGCGGTTATCGGCATCCGTCACAATCTGGTCAACCTCAGCCGGGTCGATTGCGCCGAGCTTGACTGCGCCATCACCGATAATGCCATCCCATCGCACAAACGCCTCGATGAATAACTCACCATACAGGCCCAGGTCGCGCACGCGCTGCGCGCCTTTGCCCTCCCAGTCATTGGTGTCATCGTACCAATGACTATCAAGAACGGCCTGCACGTCCTCGTTCTCTGCGGTGATGACTGGGCCATCTCCCCACACGTAATCAGTACGCGTATTCGCTATGGCGTAGGCGAGAGGGTTCGTCGCATACTGCCGATAACTGCGCTCAATCGCGGCTTCCTGGCTCGTCGCCGTCTCGTCTCGAATCGTGATCCGGCTGCGATAGCCTCTGCGCTGGTAGGTGAGGCTGCCCGCCGTCGCTGGCGGCTCGTCTTCAGCGTCCTGGGTGCCCGACCAGTACGCAGCCTTGACGCGCTTATCCGCATCGGCGCGCAAGGCATCCATCTCGCGGCGCAGAGTTTTGACGGTGCGATTGAAGTGTGAGCGGGATACAATGGCTTTTGGTTTATTCATAGCCCAATGGCCTCTCTTCCCCATTGCTCATTGATGCTATCCCAATATGTCACAGTGATTTTATCTCGAATGAATTCCGCAAAATCAAAAGGCAAACCTGTCATGGCATCAATGAGTGTCGCTCGTGGAGCCGGATAAATCACTATCCCGTTTTCTCCAACGACTCTATAATCATCACCCCATGCCTTGCACTTCTCAATAGCTTCCTCAAGGTGTAGACAATTCGCCGCAAATCCCCACGTATTTGTCGGATAATACCCGTAAGTTGTTTGAATTGTAAACATTACCCTATCTTCTCTGCCATCCACTGTGCGGCTTGGGCGCGTGAATCTGGCGCGCTTCAGTGTTCGTGCCTGATGCGGGCGCCGGATAGCGCGCGAGTTTGTTAAATGCGCGTGCTGCCGATTCGATCTGGTCATCGTGCTTGCCTGACGGGAAGTCGCACGCTTCAGAGATAAATGCCGATGACCAGGCGGCGCGCTTCACTCGCACGTTACCCGCCTCGGCCTGTGAAGCAAGCGGATCGCAGGCCGTCTCTTTGCTGCCGGTCGTCGGCTCTGTGTAAACCGGGAATCCGGCCAAGAGCTTGACGAATGCAGCGGCGGCATCTTTGCCACTCGCACCAGGTTCCTGTTCGCCCCAGTATGTCACCGGCCCATAAATTTCAGCATCTTTCTCTGCTGTGCGACGAATGATGGCATCCCGTTCGCCGGCGGCCCATTGTCCACGAACCGAGTCCTCGATATATGTGATACCGCCTGCATACGCAACAAGCACACCCGCAGTCGGATCGCCACCGCCCGCTGTTGCGCCCTTATCCCACCAGCGCACACGTTGCGCGCGCGCCGGAACCGCATCGACCAGCGGTAACCATATCTCTTTGAACATGCCACCTTCGCGCGCTTGCGGTTGTTGCTGATAGAGCGCATGATAGTCACGGCCCAGGGTGCGCCGGAAATCGACGAGAGCGGCGCCGTCAAATCGGGCAGGACACAATGCTTCACCTATCGCGCGCCCAAGCGGATCATCTGGTTCGGCCTCGGCGGGCAGACTAATCACCGTCCAATTCGGCCCATCGTCACCGCCCAAGATGCGGCCAGCTAAGTCATCTTTATGCCATCGCGTCATGATCAGGATGAATGCACAGTCAGGCCCTTGCCGTGTGTACAAATCGTTCGAGTACCAATCCCACACGCGATCGCGATATGCCTGGCTCTCGGCTTCCTCGCGCGACTTGACTGGATCGTCAATGATAATCAGGTCGCCGCCGATGCCGGTTACACCGCTTCCCACACCCGCCGCGCGCATCCCGCCACCCTGCTGCGTTTCCCAGTCGTAAGCCGCAGTGCGCTCTGGGCTGAGTTGCATTCGATATGACGCCAAGCGGCGCGCCTGACGTGAGAACTTCTCGGATAGAAATTGATTGTAAGCTCCAACG